AGAAGGCACACCGGGAAGACGGGGTCGCCTGGGATAAGATCAGGGGTGCGTGATGGCAGTTGAAATCGACAAGAAGAAGCTGGAAGCCTTCATGCGACAGAAGCCGACGCTACTCGATACAGCGGCCTTCTTCGACTGTTCGGATCGTACAATCGAGCGGTTTATTCGCGACGAGTACGGAGTGAGCTTTGTCGAGTTTCGGCAACAAAAGATGGTCCACACTAGACACGCGCTGATCCGTAAGGCGATCGAGAAGGCCATGGGTGGGGACAATACCATGCTGATCTTTTGCTTGAAGAACCTGTGCGGCTGGGCTGACAAGCAAGAGGTGGCGGTCGAGAATGAGGGCGCGATAAAGATCAACATGAATTACGAGCGCAAGAAGAAGGAATGAGTGAAGCAGTCGAACAATACTCCAAGCCTTACTTCAGCGACTTTAACCCGCGAGTTATTCCTTATCAGTCTGATGTCGTCGATTTTCTTGATGACTGGGATTTCGGACGAGGTACGCCTGAGATTCTCCTTTCTGGCAGTTATGGATCCGCTAAAAGCATCCTTATGGCTCATTTGGCCGTCCGTCATTGTGTCGAGAATCCTGGAGCGCGAGTCTGCCTAGCGCGTAAGGCGTTGCCGGATCTGAAGGACACGATCTTTAAGGAGATCCTGGAGCACATCACGGAAGACTTCGTCGAGGGTAAGCACTACAGGGTGAACCACTCGATTGCTAAGGTTACCTGGTGGAACGGATCCGAGATCATCTCGAGAAGCTGGTCGGATAAGAAATATAAAAAGGCCCGGTCGCTCAAGCTGTCAATGGTTGTCTTCGAAGAGCTCACCGAGAATAACGAGGATGACAAGGCCGCTTTCGATACGCTGAAGGCCAGGCTTAGACGTATTCCTGAGGTGAAGGAGAACATTTTGATCGCCGCCACGAACCCGGATGGCCCTGGCCACTGGGTTTACAAATACTTTTTCGACAGCGAGGCCAGGACGCGCAAGGTGTTCAAGTCGGTCACGACTGACAACCCGTTCCTTGATCCGGTGTACATTGAGCAGCTGAAGCAGGACCTGGCGCCTCGAGAGGCCCAGCGGTACATATACGGCGAGTGGGTCGAGATCGACCAGGATAGGATCTATTCGGCCTACGATTCCGATAAGAACTATCTGAACACCGCCTACCAGGTGAGGCCGCACCTCCCGATCGTGCTCGCGTTCGACTTTAACATTGGCCACGGCAAGCCTATGTCATCGGCGGCTGGTCAGTGGGACGGTCGGGCCTGGCACTGGTTCGATGAGGTGGTGATCCAGGGAGCTCGGACTCAGGACGCCATCGACGCATGGATCGAGAAGGGCATCCTGACGCACCGGGCGAAGATCATCGTCAGGGGTGACGCCTCCGGGCAGGCCCGGGACACGCGCTCCATCGTGTCGGATTACGACATCATCAGGAAAACGCTGGCCAACTCAGGGGCCACGTTCGAGATGCAGGTTCCTCGGGAGAATCCTCCGGTGAGGAAGCGCCACAATATCGTGAACGCATACTGCCAGAACGAGGCAGGCGAAAGACGCTTGTTCGTTTACAAAACGGCTCCCGTGACGCACGATGGGCTAAGGCTGACAGCTTTGAAAAAGTCCGGGGATTACATCGAAGACGACTCAAAGCCTTATCAGCACATTACCACCGCGATCGGCTACGCTGTGGTTTACGAGCACAACTTGCTCGGGGCCGTAATGGTCGGAAGCTCAAGGAGATAAAATGCTGAACCTTTTGAACCCTAACGTCCGTAGACAGATCATCGACGAATCCAAGGCTAGTGAGAACGTCGAGCGCAAGAAGGTTAGCTTCGGCCAGTTCGAGATTTTCAAGGACCGGATCCTCCAACAGGTGAAGGCCTACCTCGAGGGATTTTACTCGAAGGACACCATCCAAAACACGCCTATCGTGAGCTCGGTTAACCTGGCTCGCCGGATCGTGAAGAAGGAAGCAAGCCTTTACCGTAAGGCTCCAGTCCGTGAATTCTACGGCCTTAGCGAGGAGCAGGAAATGGTCGTCCGCCAGGTTTACGCAGACCTAAAGATCGACACGGTCATGATGAAAGCGAACGAATACTTCAAGCTCCAGGACCAGACGCATCTCTACCTGATCCCTCGCGCTGGGAAGCTGAAGCTCCAGGCCTTGCTCGCTCATAACATCGACGTGGTTCCATCTTCCCAGGACCAGGAGGATGGCGAGGTTTACTGTATCAACGGCTTCGACCGTAACTTGGCAAACGTCAAGGTGACCGAAGACGGCGACAGCATGAACGAGCTGATCGCGGACGAAGACGACTATCAGGCAGGGATGAAGGCTATCGCGGTATGGTCGCCTGTGTTCAATTTCGTCATGGATGAGAACGGAAACATCATGCCATCCGAGAGCTACGAGAACCCGATCGGTGGGGTCGTGCCATTCGTAGACATCAACGGCGGTAAGGATGGCGAGTATTGGGTCCGCTCTGGCGCTGCCCTTACCGACTTCACGATCCAGTTTAACGCAGGCCTGACCGACCTCGGGAACGTGGTACGGATGCAGGGCTTTGGCCAGGCATGGCTTAAGGCTCCATCTAACCTGATTCCTAACAACATCCAGATCGGGACTAACTTCGTCCTGCGCTTGCCCATTGATCCGAACAACCCGGTCGAGACAGACTTCGGCTACGCTAACGCGAACCCTGATCTGCAAGGCTCGCTCTCATACCTCGAGGGCCTCCTGTCTAGCTTCCTGACCAGCCGGGGCGTTGATCCTAAGGTTGTTAACGCGAAGATGGACTCGGTGAAGTACAGCTCTGGATTCGAGCGCCTGTTGGCAATGGTCGAGCAGTTCGAGGCCAGTGAGTCCGACATCGCCGCCTTCAAAGATGCCGAGCAGAAGCTGTTCAAAATCATCGTAGCGTATCTCAACACTTACGGTGGCACTAGCGTTCTCCCGGGCTACCGGGTCGCCCCGATCTCTGAAGATGCCTTCATTAGCATCACCTTCAAGAAGCCTTCAAGCGTGGTATCCGAAGCCGAGAAGCTCCAGAACATCCAACAGCGCAAGGAGATGGGCCTGATCACTCAGGTCGAAGCCATCGCCTTGGACCGCGAGATCGAGCTCGAGGATGCGCAGGAACTCAGACCCCACCTGTGGCTGAGGTTGAAGACGAGGAAGACGAGCTCGAGGCTGAAGACTGATGGCCGAGCCGGGGATCAAGCTCACTAAAAGCCGAGTCTCTCAGAAGCTCGACTTAAACGAGCTCACTGGCCGGGACATCTCATCCGATCCTGTCCTGGTCCGTAAGATCGCACAGGGCGTGATCGACTACATGGTCGACCGGGCTAAGGAAGGGCGAGGCCTGGGCCGTAAGGATCTGAAGAGCCCATACTCGAAAGCCTACGCGAACAGCCTATCCTTCAAGGCCGCAGGCAAGAGCCGGAACCAGGTGAACATGACGCTAACCGGTGACATGCTCCGCTCGATCGACATCCTCGAGGAGGATGGAGCCTCGGTCGTGATCGGCATCGACGACGAGACGGACGCGCCTAAAGCCTATGGACATCAAACCGGATTTGAGGGCCATCCTACGATCCCGAACGGGAAGTATAAGCGCCCATTCTTCGGTGTTACCAGCGACGAAGTGAAGCGCGAGGTCTTGCCGAAGTTTAAGGCCGAGATCGACGCGAGCGCAGGAGCCAGGACGATCAGCTCACTCGAAAGCCAGGAGACCGCAATCTCGTTCATCCAAGGCCTTCGCAGGCTGGGCCAGCTATTCGAGGTCATCGAGTGAAGCTAAAGGTGAACCAGAAAAGCATCGACAGGCTAGAGCAGGAAACGAAGGACCGACTCAATCGAGTCCTGTCTAATCGCGAGATGCTAAACGAGGTTGGGACTCTGGCAACTGAATTGCTCAAGTTCACATCCCGGAAGGGGACATCGCCTCAGACTGGCGAGAAGTTCAAGCCATTATCGAAAGGCTGGATTAATAAGCGCGACAAGATCTCCGAGTCGACACGCACTCACCAGGCCTATTCGAAGCGCAGGTCGAACCTAACTCTTACCGGACAACTGATGGACGCGATCAACCATTCAGTGATCGGTCGGACGATCAGGATCACCATCGACGGGATACACGAGCCCTACAAGATGAAGACGCGCAACGGACTCTCAACCGTTGGAAAGCGTATAAGAAACTCGGATCTGGCGCGATACGTCGCAGAGGCCGGTCGGTCGTTTTTTGGGTTCAGTAGAGCTCTCGAGGAAAAGCTCCTGACTCAGGCTAAAAAGATTGTAATCCGTTACATTCGTCGTAATCTCTAACCAACACTTGAAAACCATAGGAGGATAATCAAGAATGGAAGAAACGAACGTGGTCAGTGGCCACCAAGTCGAAGGCAGTGCCGGAAACAAGGACAGTTCGAGCGATAGCGTGAAGTATGAAACCTATTCGCGCGCGATCGGGGAAATCAAAGCCCTGAAAGCAAAGCTGAATGAGTTTCAGGCTAAGGAACACGAACGCGAACAGACGGTGTTAGCAGAGCAGGGCAAGTATAAGGAAGCCCTGGAGGGTGCTTTGAAATCCAAGCGGGAAATCGAAGACGCACTCAAGGCCAAGGACGCAGCCTACGCTAAGACCATCTTCCAGAAGGAGGTTAAGCAATTAGCCCTCACCATGGGAGCGCGCAAGGAAGCCTTGGAGGACATCGTCAAGGTGGGCGACTGGTCCAGCGTTGAGATCGACGAAAGTTTCAATCTTAACACTGAACAGCTAAAGACCCAGCTCGCGAACCTGGCGAAGTCAAAGCCTTACTTCTTCACGACTGGAGCACAGAAGCCGGGTGATGTTCACTTATCGGCTGGAGCATTCTCGGGAGAAAAGCCTGCGAAGGATCTCTCCAAGGATGAAATCATCAATAAACTGAAAACTCTGAAACCATAAAGGAATAAAATCATGGCTGACGTAATCACTGGGAACACCGAACTGGTGGCAACCAAAAATGACTTGATCACTAGCCTCGTCCAGAAGGAACTCAAGTTCCGGGCGAAGCTCCTCGCATCTGTAACCGACCTTTCTAGCTACGCTGGCAAGGGCATGAAGTCGATCAGCTTCCCCAAGCTGTCCAGCTTCACCGTTGAAAACCGCGCTTCGGCTGTTCCTGGAACCATCCAGGCCCTGAGCGCTACCACCGACAAGCTCGACCTCAACCTGAACGCTTACGTTTCATGGTTGATCGACAGCTCCGACGAGATCCAGTCCTCTATGGACGTGCAGATCGAAAACGCTCTCCGCGCAGCTTCCGCTCACGGTCGCTACGTCGACGAGCAGATCATCGCTGTTCTCGAAGCAGGTGCTGGCCTCGACGTAGGAACCGCTCCATTGACTGCTGACTTGATCCTGGATGCTCGCGAACAGCTCCTGAAGTCTTTCGCTGATCCAGCCGCTTGCGTTATGCTCATCGGCCCAGATCAGGAAAAGGCCATGCTGAAGATCGCTGAGTTCGTGCGCGCCGATTACTACGGCTCGTCCAACATCCCAAGCGGTCAGATCGGAACCGTGTACGGAATGCCCGTCATGGTTCACCAGGGCGTTGGCGCTGGCAAGGGCTACTGGTACAGCAAAGACGCTGTCGGTATCGCTTTCCAGAAGGCTCCGTCCATGGCTGAGCAGTCTGAAATTGCTTACGGAACCAACGCTAAGCGCGTGGCAATCGACCAGCTTTTCGGTGTTAAGGCTCTCCAGACTGGTGAGCTCGGCGCCGCTTCTGGCAAGTCGCCTCTCATCGTAAAGATCTAATAAGCTAACGGAATGGGACGGGATACGCTTCCGACAGCCATTCCGAACTTCATCACCGCCGGGAGCCCGATGGGCCTCCGGCGGTCGATGCTTATGAATAATGCCAGGATGGGAGCCCATGTTCGTTATTTCGACATCGGGCAAGTCACGCTTAACGGACGCTTGGTCTGGATCGCGTGGTTCTACGAGGACTTCGATCCTCAGAAGGTTAAGGAACTGGAGGGGGCGAAATGAGTCTTCCAGGCTCTCAACAGGATAGGGAATACGGGAAGTTTCGCGAAGGCGAGGATGGAAAGCCAGCTATCGCGATCATGCCAGCAGGCGACTCGCTGAACGTCGAGACCGCCGGGATCAAGTGGGATGAGATCATCACCACATTCCCAGCCACAAATATCGACGTGTTTACCTACAAGCTCGGCGGCGTTACGGTTCAGACGGTAACGGTTACCTATGAATCATCAGCGAAGAAAACGCCCGTTAGCGTTGTGAAGGTGAGGCTATAATGCCTTGGAGATTCGACACACAACTGGGCGACCTGGTCTTCGTGATAAAGCCTGACGACGTGTCGGATCCTGCCAATGTTACACTTGGAGACTCTGGCGTCTCTGACCTTGCCATTGATACTGGTGAGCGGTTAAACGATTCGGCCATTTTAGACCAAGGCCAGCGCGTGATAGAGGTAGGATAAGATGGCAATCTTACGAGTCCCAAGAATCACAACAGCACAAAGGGAAGTTCTGGTCCTTCTCGATGGCGAAATAGTATTCGATACAGAGCTTCAAAAGTTTTATGGCGGTGATGGCGTTACTGTTGGAGGCCTCCCGGTAGGTGTTGGTATTCCAGAGGGTGGGGATCCCGGATCCCTTCTGGCAAAGTCTTCTTCCGTTGATTTTGACACGGAGTGGATCAGCCAGGATTCTCTTTCCCAGGAATGGCAGACTGAAGCGTTCACGTTGACGGAAGCCCATATTTTAGAAAAGAAAATCGCTCTTCAGTATCAGCCAAAATCAGCTCAAGCGGTGAGGTTTTTACCAGACTGCGGACCGGAGCAAAGGTTAGGTGTTGACTACATCGTGAGCGGTTCTGAGATACTCTGGAATGGTCTAACGCTTGATGGATTCCTCGAGATCGGTGAAACGATCCGGGTGGTCTATCCGGCATAACAAACACAAAAGGATGGGAATAAATGAGTTCACCTAATCAAATCAAAAAGAAGTATCTAGCGCCAGAAGTCATCAGCTACTTTGACGATCAGATCGACGCGGCCGAGTTGCTTATCTCTGGTCTTGAGTCTAACAAAGCAGACAAAAGCTACGTAGATTCTCAAGATGATGCCAAGTTGCTCGAAGCAAAAAGCTATGCCGACGGCAAAAGCTCGGACGCGCTGACCAGCGCTCAGGGCTATACCGACCAGAAGATCAGCGATCTCGTCGCTGGAGCTCCTGAAGCTCTCGATACCCTGAAAGAGCTTGCAGACATGCTCAACGGCCAGGAAGATGCTGTTTCTTCTTTGGTCAGCCAGATCTCTGCTGTCGCAAATGACGTCAGCGATCTCGATGCCTATGCTCAAGACATCCGTGGTGACCTCGATCAAGAGATCCTTGACCGTGGCGCTGCTGTAAGCGCTGAGGCATCTGCTCGCGAAGCTGCCGACAACGCTCTCGACGCTCGTATTGACGCCCTTGAGACTGCTCCTCCTGCGATGGTCGCTCACAAGATGAGCCCGATCACCGTCAGTGCTTCGGAGTTGTCTTATATCGACTGCGAGCACGAAGCAAAGCCGATGAGCCTTCATGTGTTCGTCGGTCGTCTCGCTGTTCATGAAGGCGTTGATTACACCTTGAGCACGGTTGCTGGAAAGACTCGGATCACTTGGGCCGGAAGCCTGGTAAATCCGTCTGGCGTTGAGTCGATCGAACTCGGAGACCGGGTTTATATCTCCTACATGCGCTAACTGTTAAAGGAGTCAAACGATGGCTACTTTTACAGTAAGAAAAGATGGGTCAGGAACCCACTCGACGATCCAGGCGGCTATCTATGATGCTGCCGCTGGTGATATTGTTGATGTCGGTCCTGGAACATGGGAAGAGAATGTTGATCTCTACAAAGGGATCACGCTCAAGGGGGATGGGAAAACTTCTACCATCGTCGTCGGATCCATTAAGACGAACGTGGTAAAAAGTGGAACCTGGGCGCTTGCATCGACAACGCTCAACTTTCCAAGCGGAACTGAAGGATTCGAGAAGGGTCGGGTGATTACTGGAACTGGCATTCCAACAAATGCGCGGATTGCTTCTGTTTCTGCTAACTCTGTCACGATCTCGGCTCCGACAACTGCGGCTAGGACCGTTGCAACTAACGCGACCATGCAGCATCAGAACGATGCAACCATGCGCGTCCGTGGGTCTGGTGCGATCATTTTCGGGATTAAGTTCTCCGGCTTTGATCATCCGAACCCTGCGGTTGAGTATGCGGCGGTGTACTTTCGAAATACTGGACTTGGTACTAACTACGCCCAGAACTTTGAGATGTACGACTGTGCCGTAGAGGCTAATGGAGAGTATGCAATTCTTGCCGATTATGGAGCGGCTGTAGGAAACGGAACTGTCAGGAATTGCCACATCACTGGAAAGACATTCGTTGGATCTAATCCAGCGAGCGGAAACCAGTTTACTGTGTGGAATGTCCCTCGGCAGCTTGTCGCGTTCCAAAGCGTGAACCTTCCGATCGTGTTCAAGGATAACTTGATTGAAGGCGTTACTGGTGGCCTTACGGCTTCCGGGACTCCATCCTACAACACGGCGGTCACGGTCGATGCTCCTGGATCTACGGTCACAGGTAACACCATCAGGGGAGATCATGGCTACGGCTACGCCCTCCGCTGCCGTGGTGCTAACACTGTGACAGAGAACAATGTGAACGAGCCAACGGCAGGAGAAAACGCCGGTTACTTGATCTGGACTCCGTCCGGGAATGTGTCCGGTCTTACGGTTGGGAATAACACTTCGGTGTTAAACCTGCTCGTGACTGTGGCTCAGGCTGTGGCTGGTGGGAATGTGTCTCTCTCGTTTAATAAGTCGATGCTGAAAGGGATTTCATCCGTTTCTTCTGACGCTTACTTCTCGAACGAGGCTAATTGGCGAATGGTGTCTTTGATCTATAAAAACGACGCAGGCGCGAAGCGTATCTTTTCGGGCTTCAAGAGCTTTGAAGAGATCCGTCAATTTGTTCTTCGTCAGAACATGGCATCGGGTGAAAAGTACATGGTTCATAAGGTGATCATTTCGGACACCTCGAGACAGCTCAAGACTGTTAAGAGATCCGAGATGGCCAGCGCATCAGCCATGGATATCATCCTGAAATAACTTGAAAAGGCGAGCCCCTCCGCTACGATGTGGTGGAGGGGTTCACTTCAAAAGGGGAAAGAATGGCTAACATTTTCGGAAATCTTGAGCTCGAAGCGGTAGTCCAGACCAAGGACAAAACCAGGCTGAGCGCGTCTAAGTCATTTTCCCCAAAGGGTGAACAGCCGATCGACCAGGTAAAGATTAGCCCGGAAGTCGGGGTCGCATTGATCGACATTCACGATGGGGGCAACCCTAAAAACTGGTTTCTGGATTGGGAATATACAACTCCCGGGACCAAGACGGTCACTCTCGAGATCAAGGCCGGGCCTCACACTGTAACATTTACACGGTCGATCGAGGTCGTGACACCCGAGCAGGACAAGCTGTTTTCGAAAGACTCCGACCTGATCCAGTTCGAGCCGGACATTCTCAAGTGGCTTCCTGCAGGAAAGAGCACCTATAACAACATTCACCGCAACGCCCAGTATCTGATCCTCGACTGGCTCGACTCGATCAGGGTCTGGCGCACAGACGGGACCAAGCTAACAAAAGCGGACCTTTCGCTCACTGATGATCTTAAACAGCTCTCGATCTATATGACGCTTGAACTCATCTTTATGGGTATCTCCAATCAAGTCGACGACGTGTTTCTAAACAAGGCCAGAATGTACGGACAGAAGGCGCTCCTGGTCCAGGGCCGTGGCCGGATCCAGGCCGATTTCAACGGAAACGGTACGCTAGAATCCTCCGAAGGCGCTGACTTGCGCTCCTTTACGCTGGTGCGTCGATGAGTCTTACGGCGATCAGGCCATACGTAACTGCCAGGATGACCGAGCTCGGATACACCGAGCACACGGATCCATTCAACGATCAGAACATCCCATCAGCCATTATCGACGGGGCTTTCCACCAGGCCATGCTCGAGATCAGTGGCGTGGAAAAGAACAACGAGGCGCAGGGCGTCGAGGTTCCGGTCAGGATCAAAGCCTTCTTCAAGGGCTACCGGACACCAGAGGAAGCGCTAGACCAGTCGATCGTGAAGTCCGAGGAGATCGTGGTCGGGATGCTCCGGGCCGAGAACTTCTTCAACTTTAGCCCGGCCATCACGGGGGTCTTCCTTGACTCACTGAGCTTTGAACCCTACGATGAGGAAAGCAACGATAACACGATCCAAGTGGTTTTCGTGTTTCGGTTCAAGGTTTGGATCTGCGTCCAGAACTAAAAACGAAAGCCCAAAGGAGGGGTGATCATGGCCTGTAATTCTAACAAGTATAACCTCGGTATTCGGAACATCATTCTCGGTTCCGATCGTCCTCAAAAGTTCTGCGTCTTCACGAAGGCCGACGAGTCGGACTCTCTCGATGGGAAGTTCTTCGTTGTTCACGAGCCAGTGAGCCAGGCGAAACACTATTTCTGGTTTAACACCTCGGGCGGTTCTGCTGTTGATCCTGCTGTACCGAACGCTACCGGGCACGAAGTCTCGATCGCGACCGGAGCTCCGAAGAACACCGTGGCGACCGCTCTCCAGCTTGTTATGGACGCGCTCGCATGGATGACCGCTTCCGTGTCTGGCAACGAAGTCGAGTGCTACATGACCGCCGACGGCTACGCTTATGAAGCTCGGGACGCTCTAGATCCTCTCAAGAAGACTGGCTTCTCGATCACCGTCGCTCAGTTCGGCTCCGTCGCCACCGATCTCGGTGGAACTAACGGCGATATCACCTTCACCGTTACCGAGCAGACTAAAGAGATCAAGGCTCCTCAGACTGGCGACTTCGTCCTGGCTGAGATTCGCCGGGGCGCTTCTGTGTCTGCTTCGTTCGAGCTGAAGGACTCCTCGGTTGAGTCTATCCGCCGGGCGCTTAACTTCTACGGAAGCACCGTAGTAAGCGATGATGCCGCCTCTGAAGTCATTTCTGGATACGGATCCTCGAACCTGTTCAAGTCGACTGATGACGTAGCTGATAAGCTCGTCTTCCGTCCGACCGACAAGGCTGCGGACGCTGACGCCTCCGAAGACTTCACGATCCATAAGTGCAAGCTGAAGCTGGGCGAGCAGACCTTCTCTGCTGAAAACGAGTACATCCTTCCGATCGAAGCTATCGGCTACCTCGACAGCTCGAAGTCTGGATTCGCTAACCTGTTCTCCTACGGGGACGCGTCGGCTCTTCCTGAAGCATAATCTAAGGGGATCTAATGGAACTGGTTTTTGAGGCGAAACCAAAGAAGATCAAGGTAAAGGTATCCGGCTCCGAGTACGAGATGAGAGTCCCTCGTATTTCGGAGTCGGAGGCCCTCCAGGG